ATGTTCGAGAAATCACTTGACGCTACGCCCCCGCAGTGCTATACAGCCAAGATCCGCGTCACCACACATTCTGGCATCACAGTATATGTTATAACAGCTACCGAGGGGCGAGCCGCCGAGCGATCGAGGGGGGTGGGGCCTCCGGGGGAAGCCGCTACCCCCCGCCCAAGGCCGTTGCCCCATACCCCCTCCCGGAAAGTGCGGACCCCCTATTGACATCCGCATAGGGCGGCCGTATAGTGGCCACCCGTGTCCATCACCAAGCCCACCGAGTATCCGACCCTCAAGGACGCCATCCGCGGGGTCATCCAGAACGACCTGGAGCTGGGCCGCGCCATGGGCTACCGCGGCACCAACGACGGCCGCAAGCAGTTCGGCCAGTTCCACCAGGATATGCTGGACCATAGCAATTCGCACTCGCGCACCAGTACCATTGTACCACGGGGCCATGCGAAGAGTACTGTGCTATCGGTAATCAAGAACAGTGGGCGTTTAATCCGCGACCCCCAGGCCCGTATCCTTGTAGCGTCCGCCGGAATGGACCTCGCCTGCCAGCTCTTAGGCGAAGTCCGCGATAGGCTATCTGGCGACCTGTGCTTCAACGTCCAGGGCGAGTTGATTTACATTCCGGTAGCCACACTATTCCCCCACGCCCGCCCCATCAAGCGCCGGGGCGCATCAGGCCCCTGTGAGCAGTTCAATATCGAGGGCCGGTGCGGAATGGGCCGCGAGCCTTCCATCTTCGCGGGATCGCCGGGCACGGCACTGGCGGGCAAGCACCCCAACTACGCAACAGTTGACGACCCGGCCAACGAGCAGAACTCCCATACGTTCGCCCGGCGCCAACAGGTTATCGAGTTCATTCAACAACTGGAGCCGCTGATGTATGCGCCCACCAGCCCCATCGACCATATCGGCACCCCTTGGGCATTTTCGGACGTGACATCCTACCTGGGGGAATCGCCGGACTGGCACCAGTTCCGCTTCTCCGTCTGGGATGGCCGTAATGCGGACGGCGTGGTGGACGGCAAGACGCCCCTGTGCCCATCGTTCCTCACCGTGGAGGATCTGGACGGAATCCAGCGGCGATTGTCCAAGGTCAACTTCGCCGCCCAGTACTTATGTAATCCTGTACCATCCGAGGATGCCCTGTTCCATGATGCGGACCTCCGGGACGCCAGTACGTTCGACCAGGCAGACCTCCCCGATGGTAAGGACATCATGCTCTTCGACCCAGTGGCAACTGTCGAGGGACTGGCAGGGGACCGCAACGGCCTTGTACTGGTGCGCGTAGTGCCCGCCCACGCGATGCCTGGGGGAATTCCCCAGGGAATGAGTGCAGACCAAAACTGTTTCATTCCGCACTGGGCCGCGGAGGTCGCTGGAAACCTGGACACAGCCATCGTCCGCCTGGAAACGGGAATCGCCCAGAACGAATGGCCCAAGCTCAAGACGATATGGGTGGAGAAGGTCGCCTTCAGCGGCGTCATCGCCCCATGGATGCGCGAGAGGGGCCGCCTGGGCAAGGTCCAGATCCACCCACAGCCCATTCCGAAAACACAGCTCAACAAGCGACTGGGCGGCTTCCCCACGGCCATCCGGAAGGGAATGCTCCAGTTCCCATACGAGTTCGAGGGCCGCAACATCCTGTTCCAGCGCCTCACGGAGTTCCCCAAGTCCGACTACGATGACGTCCCTGCGGCCCTAGCCCTTCTAGGGACACACCTGGAGCGTCGCGCCCAGCTCCCCAACAGCCCGACAATCCACAAGGACTGGACGAAAACCCCCTGGCCTTCCGATGGATTCCCCATGGGCGGTCCTGGTTATTGATTTTCCGGAATATACTTGACATAACCCTCCCGAGACACTACCATACCACCCATGGCCAAGTTCTACCAACTGGACCAAGATGCCCAGACAGCTCTGACCCTACTGGTGGGGAAGGCCATGGCATCTTTGCGTGTCGTATCAAGCCAGAACGCAGACCTTCTGGCCGACCTATACTCTAACCGATCTATCGGTGGGGCCTCCATCCTGAGCATGATTCCGGAAGGGGGCATCGCCACCACGGACGTTCCCAATATCCAGATGCCGGGCATCACGCGCTACATGCCCCAGACCAGCGTGAACCTGCTGAATAGCCGCCTGAAGCAAATCGTCATCAGCATCACGCCGGGCCGTCCCACGTTCATTACTGAACCTCTAAACGACCTCGGACTGGCGCTGGCGGAGGAGCAGGAGGAAATCTTCCACACCGTCCTCCCACAGTCCGGTATGGACACCGCCTTCGAGCGACTAGCGTACCTCCTACCAACCCAGTCCTATTTCGGCCTGAAGCTCATCCCGGAGAAGGACAACCCCCAGTGGCAGGCCATCGAGGCCGACTACTGCGGCTACGAGCCACATGGCCGCCGATTCTCGTGGCATTCATTCAGTAAGCAGTTCGGCGACCTAGACCTGGATGTCCAGGAGATGGTCGAGGAGAAGTACAACAAGGTACTACAAGACTGGGACATGGTGGACGTGACCGAAGTATACCACCAAGCCCTCGACGTGGGCCATACCGCCACGGGAAATCAGGCGCCCATGAGCCTGTACGTCAACCCCGCGGGCAATCTATGGGGCGAACGTAACAAGAACAAGAAGCCCAAGTTGGGAGTCTATGTGGGTACCACCAACCTGACGGCACCAGTCCTCATCGTGGACCGTGCCCTACCCCCTGCACCTAACGAGGACATCGCCCCCGCCGAGGTTGTGTCATGGTTGCCGCTGGTGACGGATATCAACACCATTGTCACCCGCATCGTGGAGGAAGCGGAGGCTATCAACACCACGATTGTCTATGACTCCCACGCCATCGACCAGACCCTCATCGACGCCATGAAACGGGCATCTAAGGGTGGTCGTCGGGTATTCGTACCCGTGGACACCTCGCAGACAGAACGCGGGGTGGACAGCACAATGCGCCCGATTGAGAGATCGCCCGTCATCCAGGAATATATCGCCACCCTAAACACTCTCATTGCTTTGCTGGACGAAGTTACTGGAGTCGGGGCTGTCGATCGGGGCATTGCTACTAATCCGGAGAAGTCCGCCACCGAGGCAGCGGCACTGGTTGGTTCGGCCAACAAACGAAACGCGGACCGCCTCCGCATCATGTCGCGCACCTGGTCGGCAGGCGCCTATATCTTCATGCTATGGCAGCGCAAGATGTTCGGCACCACCATTAAGACCCCCACGGGCGGCGACATGCTCCGTACCATCTCGGTCCCAGATCCGCGGAAGGCCGCGATGGGTGTGCGCGTGGACCCTGTGGCTCTTGCGAACCTATCTCAGGAGGGAAGGTTGGAGGTGAACATGACGGCCTTCACCATGCTTAGTAACCACTTCGCCCAGTTCCAAGACCCGAATGCCCGCCGCATGTTGGGCGAGGGCCTGCGTCGTGTACTGAAGTCGTTGGGCTGGCACGACACGGACCAATACTTCCGTCTAGACAGTCAGACTGATGGTGCATTGGAGCGATACCTCATGTTCCTCCAGACGGGCCAGTCGATGCCCGTATACGCGGACGACCAACACCAGGTCTACATCTCGGACTATAGCCGCATCCTAGAGAAGGACGGCGCCGACCAGGTCGCACTACTGGACGTAATCCAGCAGCACGAGCTAATACTCACTGAGCAGGCGGCGCAGGTCCAGAATGCCGCCCCACAGTCCCCCATCCCTGGTATGAGTGCCGAGGGTGGGATCGACAATCAAATCGCCGCGGATATTGCTGCGGGCGAACCCCCGACCCAAACCCCCCAGACAATAGGCTAACATGGCAATCTTTAACTTATCCGCACTTACCCCGACCCCCGTGACATCTGGAAACGAGAATGTCCTCAATGCCATCGTGGCCGCGGGCAGTGAGGCCAAACACGTCGAGTTCAACTCTGGCGGCCTCGCTCAGTGGGGAGTTGTCCTCCAACCGTCCGGCGCTGGTGAGGTGCCGTTCGGTATCTTCTGTCGTGGTGGTAAGGCTGGTACTGATTCCCAACTCACGGACGAGAAGATTCTAGGTGATGCCACTGCCGCGGGCGCCAGTACGTTCGGCACCCATATCGGCCTCAGTGGTCTAGGTGTGAACTACTGCATGATTGCCCCCGACTACCGTGAAGGTGAGGGCCTCCGCAATGGTGCCTCCGCCTCAGAAGGTACAGTTGCCGGTGGTGATGGGGACAACTTCGGCGTCATGGACGAGGACGTGGAAGATATCCTCCAGGCATGGTCCGCCCGCTACGAGCTGCCCAAGGCGGACGACACCAAGACCTTCGCTTACGGCGCCAGCTCCGGCTGTATGCGCCTCCTGATGGCCATGACCAAGGGACTGCGGCCCGACTGCTGCATCCTCCGCGCCCCGCTGATTGGCCTCTACGACTGGGAGCCTAACCGCAACGGCCATGCCGCTATTCCGGACTTCGAGGGCGATGGTGACTCCTCGTGGGGCGAGTTGTCCTATGCCGACCGTGCCCGACTAAAGGCCCGCAGCCCCCTTCACATGACGGACAAGCTGCCTGTAATCCCGTACCTCCTCATCTACGGCGAGAACGACACCACAGTCCCCCGAGCGTGGATCGACAGCTTCCGCGACAAGATGGAGGCCCGCGGTGCTGAGGTGCAGGTGGTTATTGTCCCCGGCGGTACCCATGCAATGGCGGCTAAGGCTGGTACCATTGAGGGCCAAGGATCGTCTACCACCGCAGAGAAGAGCCGTGCTGTAATGGCCGCTAGTGCTGTCCTGGACTTCCTAGCCGAAAAGATGGCCTAACGGCCCATACATGAGCCACAAGGCCCGTAATACGGCTTTGTGGTTCATTTTTGGACTCTTAAAATAAAGCCCGTAATGCGGTTGACAGGTGGCCGTATTATGGTAAGATGCGTCCGTCCGGTAGCCGGATGCAGGGAGCGCCACCGCGTAGCCCCGCAAACAGAGCCATGACTGATAGTAACACCCCCGACCCAACCTCTGACCCTGTAGCCCAAACTACGACGGAGCCGACATCTGATCCGGTAGCCCGACTGGAGGGAGCAGCCGCGAAAGTGGAGAAGGTACTTAACTCCATTAACGACCTGAACCTAGACGACGAGCAGCGGGCAGACGTAGATAGATACGTCTCGACCGCCGTGAGTCAAGCCCTAGATACTCAGCGCAAGAAGGGCGAACTCCAGTCGAAAGACGAGGTGGACGCCAAGATTGCGGCGGCTATGGAAGCCCGTGACCGTAAAGATAACCTCCGCGACGAAATGTATGGCCATCTGGCCGAGCATGGAATCTCGCCGGGTTCTCCGCGCTATCACGAGTTCGCCAAAGCCAGTGCAGACTTCAAGGAAACCGCGCTAACCACCAAGGAAGGAATCGCCAAAATCGTGGCCACTATGCCCAGCTCCCAAGAGGCAGCCAAGCAGCAGTACCAGCCCGAATCCGGCCAGTCCCTCTACGGCGAGAAGCGTGTAGTCATTGAAGGCGTAACCCCGGAACCGAAAACCCCTCAACTCGATGGGGGTTCCTTGGAAGCGCGAATCGCGGCACACGAACGAGCATCACACGGACGATAGGACATGGCGTTAGTGGGACTGACTTAATCTCAGAACCAACTTAGCATCATGGCTGTAGCCTTTCCATTTGCCGAGACTCAGACTCTCGACACCCTAATCAATGCCGTTGCGGAACATCAGTCCGTAACTCTCCCTCAGATCTTCTCCGATAGCGGCGAGTACCTACTTGCCGACGTCACCCGAAAAGGTCGTCTCTTCGTAATCCCTGACCGCGTTCAGATTACCCAGCCGCTCTTGTACCAAGCTGGCGGTGGTACTGTGTTCGCGCACGTCCATGACGATTTCGGCGATAAGTCCAGTGCATCTGACCTGGATCTTGAGTCGAAAGACATCATCGGTAACGCGAAGTTCACTCTGAGTGTCTACACCCAGAACGTCACCTATCCGGCTTCCATGCCTGTCGGTGAGAACTAC